TCCTACTAAAATAATTATCTAAATTATACCACTATGAAAAAAGAATATCAAGACTTACTTAATAAATATACTTTATTGAATAGTAGATTACATGAAGGAAAAGAAAATTTATCTTATGAATATAGGGCTTTATTAGTAAAGCAGCGAACCATAATGGAACAATATTTGAGAATATTGGAAGAAAGAGCTTCCTTTGAAAAAATAGATTTATTAGGAAAATAAAATGGCAGATAAAAATTTAGTGGCTCCGGATCGATTAGCTATTCCTATAGCTTCGGAAGGAGACTATAATATTATTCCAACAAATTCTCAAGATAAAGCTTCTCTTGAACAAGGATTTCCGGTAAAAACTTCTATTCCTTTCAATCAAGGAGGAGATCCTGTTAGCCGTAATGATATGAATGGTTTTTTAAACCTTCTTTCAAAGCATTTATACTGGTATCAGAGCGGTGGTCAGGCGATTTATAGTAATCAAAATAATTACATTCCTAATAATATTGTTCTTCATAATAATAATTGGTGGATTTGTCGAGCCGCTAACGGCCCTCAAAACGGAGGTATAATCGCTCCGGGAGCAAATACCAATTATTGGCAAACTTTGCAAGAAGGTTTAGGATTAGCTAGTACTGCTAATTTAAATAATTCTATTTCTGGATTAGTAAGAGAAGTAACGGCTTCCGGTAATACTATAAGAGTAACAAAACAAAACGGTTCTGTCTCTAGTTATACTATTCAAAGTGGTAACTGGACGCTTTATGCCCAATCCAATGGTTGGATAAGAAATGATTCTACCGGCTTTACCTTTCAGTGGGGACAGTGGGATGGTCATGCTCCCGGCCCGGATACTGTTTATTTCCCAAGAACTTTTAGTTGGTGCATGGGAATAACTACTCAAAATTTAACTTCCGCACGAAATCCTTATAAAAACTTTTTCACAGTATATACTCTTAATAATTCCGGTTTTCGAGGACGAGTAGATGATGTTAACGTAAGACAGAATTATTTAGCTTGGGGTTTAACCTAAAAGGAATAAAATGATTTATTTGATTAAGTTTGATCAACAAGGTTTTAGACAGGACACGTATCCTTTGGAAGAAAAAGATCCTCGTATTCAAGAACTTTTAAAAGAGGGTTTTGAAAAAGTATCCGAAGAAAATTATAACAAGCTATTAGGGAATATAGATGGTAAGATTTATAGAAAAACTCCTCGAGGGTTTGAACCTTATACTTATAGTCCTAGTGAAAAAGATAAACTCTCTCAAAAAAAGGCTTTGAGAGAAGAAGAGCTTGAGAATTTAAAGGTACAAGTAGATGGGATGGTTTTTGATGCCGATGAAATTTCTCAAAATAGAATTTCTCGTATTTTATCTACTGCTCATATTTTGAATCAAGATATTGATACTACCTTTAAAGAATGGATATTAGCAGATAATACTATTTCTAAAGTAAGTATTAGACAGTTAAGTACTGTTCTAGAAAAAGCTTCTGAAAAGACTTCAGAGTTATGGTTGAAACCATATAAGTAAAAAATTAAGGGATCCTATTAGGATCCCTTTTCATTATTCTAATTTATCCAACTCTTTTTCTAGCTCCGCTTGATTATCTACTACAGTCCAAATATCAGAATAAGGTTTTTCCCACAGCATATCCGGTTCATCTACTTCTTTGTACTCTTCTCCATTTAAATAGGTGAAGGTAACTCGAGCCACTAGTTTGCCGTTTTTAGTAACGTAAAAGAGACCATCTTCCTTAAGCTCGTAATTATATCTAGAATTAGATTTCATTTAATCCTCTCTTAAAGTTTGACTTTACCAATAACCACTAAGTTTTTATAAACGTTTTTAATAACATAACTCGTTACTTTAATTTTACCATTTATTTGAAGAGATTGAAACTTTTTAGCAGAACTACTAAAAACTACATTGAGACCGTTTTCGAGGGTAAGAGTAAATTCAGTTGTATGTGCGGAAACCCAACTATTAACAGAGTATTCTTTTTCACAAATTTTGGTAATAGTAGCTTCGAAGGGTTCTTCTTTTTTAATAAATTCTTGTGCTAAATTTTCTTTTCTAGTAACCGGTTTTGCTAAATAAGCCTTTACAAGAGCGGCGATATATCCAACCATCTTAGTAGAAGTAAGTTCTTGTTCTACTAAATGTTTGCAGGTATATTCGAAATCGCTCTTTGGAGAAATATTTTTCCAAAATTCAATAACTTCATTTGCTTTTTCCGGATATTCTCCATGAAATCTCAAAATCTCGTTTTTAGTAGAGTTTTCATAGTTGGCCGGCTTGAAACCCTTTTCAGAGATAACCTTGTAAGCGATATTGATAAGAATACTTACCGGAATTATTTCTTGAAAACAGCCTCCGGTATTTTCTTTTTCTTCGTATTCTCTAAAGAAAGTAGCAATTTCGTTTAAATACCCGAGGTTATGTTTTCTAGCGCAGCTCTCACCTAATACTAATAACTTACCTTGTTTTTCGAAAACATACTTAGCAGCAGAAATCTTGCGACCACAATCCGCGCAAGTTTCAACTTCATTAATTTGTTCCCAATCGATCTGTTGAGAAAAGCTTTTGAAAACACCCTTCTTGGTATAACCTAAGTAGGTACCAAAATCATTGGAAGAAAGCGTTACTTCAAAACCTTCCTCTTTTTCTTCGAAGGTTAAGGGAACGTATCCTTTGTTTCGCATCTTTTCTGCGGTTCTTTTTAAAATCGCTTCAAGAATTGCTTTACTTTTTGTTTTCAAAAACATATCTTTTCTCCTGTTATTTATATTATAGGATTTTATAGGACTTAGGGTAAATTAAAAATTTTATAGAAAAGGTCTTTTTAAGGAAAATATAAATGCAATACCAAAAAACTATTTGGAAAAAAGGTGACCGTATTAAATCCAAAGCTTTAAACAATTTGGAAGATGGGGTTGCTAATAATACAGCTTGCCTTAACGAATTTTCACAAGGTTTTGATTGTCTAAGTGATGCCCTTAATGCTTTAACCGATTCTACTGCTACCTTGGGAGAAGAGGTTAAAAAATTATCAAGCAATTTAAGCGGAGACAAAAATAATGAAGAAATCGTTGCTCAGGTGAACGCTTTATTGGAAAAAGTAGATACTTTGGAAACTTCTTATAATGCTCTTACGGCTGAAATTTCTTCATTACAGGAACAAGACGAAACCGCTCTTTCTAAATTAGCCGACCTTTCTACCCGTTTGGGAGAAATGAAAACTTCCTTAGAAAATAAAGATACAGAATTGGAAGCTAAAGATAACGAGATTCAAGGTAATGTAAATACATTAAAAGAAGAAGTAACTGGCTCAGTATCTCTTTTAGAAAAAAATGTTTCTGATGTTCATGAAACGAGTCTTATTAATTCACTGCAGTTAAAAGCTTTAAATGAGCTGATTCGCTATAAGGATTCCGGTCAGGAAATTAAATTCCAAGAAGGTCAAAATGCAATTATTAGTGAGCAACCGGTTTCTTTAAATAACGTTGCCATAACTACTTCTAAGAGTGTTACCGCTAAAGCCATTACTTTGAATGGTTTGGAAGCTACCTCTAGTTTCTTTGAAGCTAAGGCTACAAATAACATTGATATGTCTCAGGTAGTTGCTTCCGGAGATTTACCAAAAGCAACTTCTCAGGCGGTTTTAAAACTCCGTAACGATGGTGCGGTTTATTTGGATAAGATTTCTTTAGAAGGTACTAGCTATAATGGTATTGAAATTGGTTTATCTTCTACAGTAGATTCTCAAACTACGGACTATGCTCCCAAGAGTATTTATGTTTCCGATTTAAATATTGCGGATACTTCCAATAACGGTATTAGTATTTTTAATTATGCAGAAAATGCCAATATCACTTTTGTAAACTGCCATTTTGGTAAAGTTTCAAATTGCTTCCGTATTTCCAATCGCTCTAATGTGCCGGCAACTTTTACCTTCATTAATTGCTCTTGTGATCAATGGGATACTTCCGAATATCGAGGAATGGTTTGTTTGCAGGATTATACCAGCAAGACTTTAGAGCAAACACAAGAAACTAATCGCTTTGCCAAACTAACCCTACGTTTCATAAATTGCTCCGGCCCGGATGGTAAGATAATTAGTAAACCTGCGGAAGAGGTCTGTGGAAGTAAGGATGAAAATCAACTCCTTTACATATATAATAATAAGGAAGGTTTCTTAGCTTACGATGCTAACCGCTATCCTAAGGTACTATATGAATAAACTTGCACGCATTTTAAAATCAGAAGTTTTTCCACTGGTAGTATTATTTGATGAAGATGATATCTATAAATTGGGTAGAATTTACTACGAAGGTGGTTTTCTCAATTTAGAAGCTAAATCTCTTCATATTCCTAATAGCGTTATTAAAGTAGCAATCTTAGAAGAAGATGGTATTTATTTGAGTGTAGGTATTACGTATCCTAAAAAGTTGGTTGATAGGAACTCTCTTTATTCCGTAATGGATGAAAAGGTATTACCAATTTTTGATACCGGAATTTCTAAATATTCTAAAAATTTTGTTAGGGATAATGCCAAAATTACTAGCGTGGGAGACGTATATTTGTTTACCGTAGATTATGAGATAGAAAATGGATAAACAAGATAGTGCAGTCATTTTAGATTTAAGAACTTTAGTTGGTACTGCCAATGTATTTGCAAAGCAGGATATGTATCGAGTTATGTATCCCGGTTCCTCTGTAGATATTAAGCATTTCTCCAATACAGAGAGTATCGAATTATCCGGCCCTTTTAAATTATTTGTTCTTACGGTAAAAACTCCAGCTACGGTAACAATCGATAATAAAGAAATTTACGTTAATCGTATTTTGGTTTATGATGATATTTGTGAACGTATTATTATAACAGGAGAAAATTTAGTTGGAACCTATTTAGCTTTAACTCCTTATTTTTCTCAAGAAGAAGCTCTAGTGGACGAAGCTATTGTAGACTAAAGTATTTTAGAGGAATGAATATGAGTTCTTTTACTACTCCTGCTATTTTACAGTTATTAGATCATTATAAATGGCGAGTATTTACTCCATTTTCTTTTTATAAAGGTACTGAGGACAATAAAGAATATACTATCGTAGTGCCCTCAGGCTATGAAACAGATCTTGCTTCTATTCCTCGTATTTTATGGACTGTTTTTCCTCCTCACGGCAAATATGCTAAAGCAGCAATTATTCACGATTTTATGTATGATCAAGCCCTCAAAACTAAAAAAGAAGCGGATAATTGTTTTTATGAAGGAATGTTAGTTTTAGGAGTACCAAAGTGGAAAGCAAAAATACTTTATTTAGGTGCTAAACTTTTTGGAAAAGGTAAATATAATGATTAAGATTAATGCTAAGAAACGTCTCTTTGCAGATGTTAAAAATTTAGGTATTACTTCTAACGATATTAGAAAACTATTTAAACTTTGGGATGCAAATATTTTAGGTGTTTCAACACAAGATATCGTTAGTGATTTAGAACTAGAAAACGATTTTACTCGCAATCTATACGGTACTCGTATTTACGAAAGCGATGAAGAAAATTGTGATTTATCAGAAAATATTGACGTATCAGAGTACGCTACTCTTGCTGTAGACGTTCAAGGCGGTTTAATATCCCCAAGTTACAAGCTTCCTAAAGGCGCTAATAAACTTACTATTACCTTCTTTAGAGAAATACGGACTCTTCCTGATGAAGAAGATGAATATCCAACAGCTATATACAAAGATATTAACCCGTATGCAAAGAAAGCTTATACTAATGCTGTCAATAAATTGAAAAACGCTTGTAAGAAAGTAGAAAACAATGACGGTTATTTTTGGTTTGCTGGCAGTGATTACGACGTAGAACGTATGGACGACGAAGTAACTTTAGTAGATTTTGCTTTTGAACTTTGGTTTATCCCCTTTGGTGAATAATATGAAAATACATGCTAGTAAAAGACTAAAAGCCTTTCCTGAAGATTTACTTACCGATCTTTTGGAAAAAATAGGCTTTAAAGATAGTGGAAGAGATTATTACTACAGAAATGGGTGGAGTGATCCAGAAAATTTAGAAAGCCTTTTAAATGAAAAAAGCCGTTTTCCTGTAGATGTTTCTGTTCTTAAGAAAAGCGTTCAGAAAAATAAACTTATTGTTACGGAGTTCTTTTCATTAGAAATATCTATGTATGATGATCAGGAAAATCCTCATATATTTTACTGCCTTTTTTCTACAGCTTATGATAACATTGACTTTAATATAGGTTTTTCAATGTTACGATTAGACTAAATTCCCTTTAGGGAGGAAATATGAAAAAATATGTCCAAGGAGAATTTATTACAGCTTTTCAGTATGGTGTTGATTCTCCTCCCTTTTGGTTTTATCATACATGCATTTCTGATGAAGAAACTACTTATATAGAAAAAACTATGGAACCAATTATTTTCGGAAATTTTTTAGTTTTAGAAAAAGATGGTTCTGTAACGCAGTATGAAGAAAAAGAATTTTTAAAAAAGTTTTTAGTAGTTTACATAAAAAGAATAAAGTTACTATAATATATAAGAACTTTTTATATTTTAAGGAAATATTATGGAAAAATTAAACGATTCTGAAAGAACAAAATGTGAAGTATGGACTCGTAGACCCTAATTATGCGTGTCCTTAAAAATGTTACCTAAACGGGGAAACTCTTTTAATAAAGACAATCCCGTGCTAATCACCATAAGAGAAACCCAAGAGGTTGGTTTATGAAAGAAATTTGGAAAGATATTCCTGAATGGGAAGGTTTATATCAAGTCTCTAATTTGGGAAGAATAAAATCTGTTAGAAGAGATAAAGTAAAAGTTTTAGATATAAATAATGTAGGTTATGCAAAAGTACAATTGTGTGACGGAATAAGGCGTAAAAAATATTTTGTTCATCGTCTAGTTGCCCATGCTTTTGTTCCCGGATATTTTGAAGGTGCTCAGGTAAATCATATTGATATGGATAGAACTAATAATATAGCTTCTAATTTAGAATGGGTAACACCTTCTCAAAATCAAAAAAAGACTGTTGATATTAGGGGCTTACATGAAGGGCATTTTCAAAAACAACCTTACAAATTAATTTTATCTACTGGACAGGTATTTTATTATGATACAATAAAAGAGTGTGCAAAATCTTTAGGATTATCCAAATCAGGTTTATATTTAAAGCTTGAAAATGGTGGGTATCTTAAAGAATTTGATGGATATCTTTCTAAATGTGAAATGCCTAACGACCATTCCTACAAGGAAGTAGAGAAGAAGTCTTCTCGAAACGGTAATCAGAGATGATATGGTCTGATCTTTACAGTGATGTAGAGCTGTGTTAACTCACGGGTATAAACTAACGACTTATACTGAACGTACTGGTAATGGGTTACCATCGTCCCGTTTCCTCTTTTAATATTGGCAAGAAAGGGGAATTTTATGAACGTAAATGCTTCTCTGAGAAGAAGTGCAAGGATAAATAATGGATGGTATTTTAAAAGCTTTCCGCAAAACTTGTCCTGAGTTTATTTTTAAAGCCATGACTCACGAGCCTAGGCATCTTGAGGTAATGGCTTACTCCGATACAACGTTTAAAAACGCTCTTCAAATTTATCAAAACTTTCTAAGGAATATTTGTCAGGAATACGACGCTGTCCCTTATGAGGATAACTATAATGTAGTTTTTAAGAAAGACTACGTTTGTGTAGATACATGGGTTTTTCTAAATAATCCTTTGCCTAATGGTGATAGAACTATTTCTATTACAGGAATTTTCGCAACAGGAAAAATTTCCAGCCTAGTATCTTCGTATGGTTCTGTTTATTTTTGCACGATGTTTGTGCAAGATAATTGATCTTTTTAAAACTTTTTATTAAAATAAAGGTTATAAGGAGATTGAGAGATGGAATCAAAAACAGAAAAGATTTTAAAAGTTTTAGATAAACTTTACGAAAAAGAAAAGAAGTATTCTTCCAAAGACCCTGCGCTCGTTAAGAAGTATCAAAAACAGTACAGCGATAATTTCATGTTTGATGCATGGAAAGGTGTTCACCCTGTTCTTAACGTAAGTATTGGTGATAAATACGATTGGCGAAAAAAATGATTATTGGGTTTTTGAAAAGGGTGAATTTGAAAACCGCTGGGAATATGAATTTGTATTTGACCATTCTCAAGTTATTAAAGACATCAATGAAAAGCTTTCTAAATTAAAGGAAGCTCAAGAGTTTGATGAACGTAAAAGAGAACGTGAAATTAAAAGAGAATGGAAGGCGAACCGCTTAAGCAACGCTCCCGAGCCTATTCAAGAATTTCGTAAAGAGTTATTTGACGCAACTTATAGAAGTCTCTTAAGCCTTAAAGCCTATTATGCTAAATACGATACTGAAAAGCAGGCTCGTTTAGCAGGTGAAAGCGTTAGTGCTTACGTGCATTTTGAGTACGCCACCGACGAAGACCTTAGACGGGAAGCTAAAAACGATGCTGATGCCGCTATTTTAGATTTAATGAATAGGGTTTATGAAAAGGCCGGTGAAATAGTTAAATGTATAGATTGGACTATTAGCAAAGGACGATTAAACGGAATTATTGAGGGTACAAAAGGTTCGGTTTCTGTAGAAAGTGTTTTTGCAGGAGGTTATAATATTCAAAGACTCCATGTAAGAACTTTAGTAAAGCCGATTGTTCAAGTTAATGCTAAGAGGCGTTTATATGATAGTAAATTCTAAGAAAAGACTTTGTGCATCTTTTAAATGGACTGATCCTGAAGTAAAAAAGGAAATACAAAAACATTTAGAAGACATTGAAATAATGGCTCAGTATTTTTGCAAGACAGGCAGACAATACTGGTACGTTTCAAGTTTAGATAAATTTGAAGGTCTCTTCCTACCACCTAGTTACTATTATTGGGATGACAATACTAAACAAGGTCAGTATTTCGATATTCCCATAAAGATAACTAAAACAAAGGTATCAACTAAGGTAAAAATTTTAAATATTGCAATAGTTGAATACATAGAATTTGACGAAAAAGTTATTTTTACTATTTATTTTAAATAATATGATTATTAATGCTAAGAAAAGATTACAGGCTGCCGCCTCTTCCTAATATTCTCGATGTTAGAAAATTAGAAGAAGATAGTTTTGTAGACGAGGACGATTTAGATACCAATCCCGTTTATAAAAAGATTAAAAGTGCTGGCAAAAAATACGGTTACGACGTAGATATTTATTATTACCTTAGGGGAACAATGGCCAGATTGAATGTTAAAATTTCCCCTATTAAAGACGATAGTTACGGCGGTTTCCCTGATATTGGTTATAATGATAGGGAAGGTTTTTATGTTATGGGATCTTCTTACCATGTAAGAGAAGAAGATATGGATACCTTTATAAAAGATATTCAGGATGCTTATAATTTAATTAAGTTTATTAATGCAATCGATCCTAAAGATATCCCTATTGCCAAATAATTAAAGGAAATACTATGATTATTAATGCTAAGAAAAGATTACAGGCTGCCGCCTCTTTAAAACCTATTAAAACAATTAGATTTAAAACTAAATATGATTTAAGTGAAGATTATAGGATGAATACGGATATTAATATTATGAAATATCCGGATAAAACTATTCTCCTTTCCATTACCGCAAAGGATTTCGATAATAGAGTTAAAACGTGTGAAATTCATTTCACAGAAAATCAGATTAAAAAGCTACTTACTAGTTTTAAAAGCCTTAAGCCAGAAACTCGGGCGGATCTTCCCTTTATACCGACTCCGGAACAAAAAGAAGAGGAAAATTATAAACAAGAGGAATATTATCAAATAATAAGAACATGGGATCTTAAGGATGGAGGAAAAGAAATCATAGTCAATGTAGAAACAGATTCTTATATAAATACCATGGAAATTTTCCTTCACAAAGAGGATTTTGATAAATTAATTAAAGCTCTTATTTCTTAAGATTTTTAAAATTAATTTTTTAGGAATTTTTAAATGATTATTAATGCTAAGAAAAGATTAACAGCTTCCACTCTTACTAATGTGATTTTCTCCATGCCTGCAGAGGAACAAGAACAATATATGGAAGTTTTGTCTCAGAGTAAACCGGGTGATGTTATTGATTTTGGTGGTACCGATGCCTACGTTTTAGCAGAGGATACTTTTGCAAGAATGCAGAATGGTAGTTATCAAATCATTATGATTGCTAATAGAAAAGGGACAGTTATTACCGTTCCTGCTAAAGTGATTAAAGATATGGTTAAATGGGTTAAATAAAATATCTTCAAATTTTCCAAAAAAGGTTCTAAGTATTTTAGAACCTTTATTTTTATCAATTGCAAATAATATGATAAAATATATAGAAAAACGTGATGGCAGTATTGCCAAATTCAATCCCAAGAATATTTATAACGCTGTTTATCAATCTGCTAAATCCTGTAATGAATTTGTGGATGTAGATAACGTAGTTAGATTAGTTATTGAAAGACTTGAAAAAAGAAATCAACCTACTATCAATATAGAAATTGTTCAAGACGAAGTAGAGTTTGTCCTGATGGGGTTAGGTTATTTCAAAGCCGCTAAGTCTTATATTACATATCGTAATATGAGAGATGCACAACGTAATCTTTCCCTTGGCAACATAAATGCGGAAAGCTCTGTTGAAGAGTATCTTTCCCGTGCCGACTGGCGAGTAAATGCTAATGCTAATCAAGGCTATTCTTTAGGCGGTATGATTTTGAATGTTGCTGGTAAAGTAACTGCTAATTACTGGCTTAACAAAATTTACCCTAAGGAAATTGGACAAGCCCACAGAAATGGAGATATTCATATCCATGACCTTGATATGCTTTCTATATACTGCTGTGGATGGTCTTTAAAAAATGTTTTAAGAGAAGGAATGAATGGTATTGCCGGTAAAATTGAAAGTAATCCACCTAAGCATTTAAGCAGTGCTTTAAATCAAGCTCTTAATCATCTATGTTGCTGCTTTACAGGTGATACTAAGATATGGAAGGCAGATGGTTCGACTATTACTTTTCAAGAATGCTTAGACCAAAACATAAAAGAGCTTGATGTACTTTCCTTTAACGAAAAAACCGGTAAAGTAGTTAAATCCCATATGGATAATATTGGGGTTTATAAAGAGGTTAATGAATTAATAGAGATTACTTTTGCTTTTGGGGATTCTATTAAATGCACTCCTGATCATAAGTTTTTTACAACTAAAGGTTGGGTAGAAGCAAAAGATTTAAAATTTGGTAATGCTGTTTTTACAAAAATTGATAGATTAAAGGCTTATGTAAGAAGCGTAAAACCTATTAAGCTATATAAAAAAGTTCCTGTTTTTTGCGGTAATGTTAATAATACTCATAGTTTCTTTACAGGTGATTTTGGAATAGCCAGCCATAACTGTCAGAACGAAGCGGCGGGAGCCCA